TCTCCATTTTCATCAAAGCCGATACGAAGTTCACCGATTTTATTTCCCTCACCACCTTTGATGTTAACATTCTTATCTGCTTCCCATCCATTCCAAGCACCTAATATCCGGGCCGCTTCTGTTTTGCCATTGAACTCATAGGTAACCTCCCCTCTCTTATTCTGGATCTTCTTCAATGCGTTACGGGCACGCTTAGGAAGCTGGGAGGGACTTTTCATCTTTACCTTACCTGTTAGTTCATCGACAATATACAGGTCATTAGGGTCCGCAGTAACGATATCCATCAGCACACGTTCCACAGTCTCACGTTTCACTTCAGATTCTTTTGCCCTCTTTTCTCTTATCTCTTTTATCCTTGATGTAACCTTGATGTTCTGCATAAGGGCATGAGCATTGCGCCAAACGCTCTCCTGCTTCATCTTAGAGCAGTCGTAAGCCATTCGGTATGCTTCACTTGCGTTGCCGTCAATGTCAACGTAATACTGGCAAAACTTCTCTTGTTTCAATGTTAATGACTTCTCTTTACTCATAGCTTCAAATTATTAAATTCCTACATGGAGAAACAATGATAGTTACTCAACATGCAGGAATTAATTAGAATGGTTGTACATTCATAGGATTTCTATTTCTCCGCCCCCGCATTTTTTTGAGAATTATCCTCTCTCCGCATGGCGAATACCTTTTTTACTCCGTCCTCGACTGACGTATAGGACAAAGGTACTAAATAGATATCCCGGTTCACCGACTGCTCTAAATTGTCAAAATCCCGTTTTTCATTAATTAGCTCAATTTCAAGCGGTTTGTAGTATTTTACTAAAGAAGCAAAATACATAGTAGTCACAGGTTGGGCGTTACAAATATTGATAAGTTGCCGGTTACAACCCACCGAATAGATAAGCCCCTCAATGACATCATCTATGTAAGTGAAGCACCGGATATTCTGACCACAGTTGTATAATGACACGTTTTCCTTTTCCATCAGGAACCAGAGAAGAGTTCTTTTTCGCGGATTAGGTCCATATACATTATGCAGCCGGCACCCGGTCGCAGCCTTACAATAGATAGATGCATACTGTTCATCGAAATACTTGCTTATTCCATACATAGAAGTGGTATTCTCCGGATTAGCCGTTGACGAACTGGCATATATTAACTTCACATGATTTTGATTGCAAGCATCAGCTACTCGCATGAAAGTATCAATGTTATCCTTCCTGATCTGTTCCAGGTTTCCATTAAACACACTAGTTTGCGCCGCCAAATGGAACACACAATCAATACCCCCATTTTTCAGGAGTTCACATACTTTTGTGGCTTCAGTACCAGACTTTCGATCAAGTCCTATGACTTCAACACCTCTTTTTGTCAATTCGCGGCAAAGGGCTTTTCCTATAAACCCCTCACTGCCGGTTACAATTATTTTTCTCATCATCACAAAAAATAAAGGTGTATCGAATAAACAATACACCAAAGGTTCAACAATTATATAAATTTCAGTTCTTATTATTACAATCTTTCCTTACCTTTGCAATATGAATAAAGACAGAAAAAGAGTTCTAATAATAGGTAACGGATTTGACCTTTGTTTAGGCAGAAAGACTTCATACAAGGACTTTTGCCAATCTGAATTTTGTCCCAAAGACTACCCATCTCCTTTAATCAAACATCTAAATGACAAATGGAACGATAATTTAGATGCTGTAAAATGGTATGATTTGGAGAATGAGTTATACAATTATTATATAAGAATCAAAAACAATAATGGGCAAATAATAGACCTATACAACGATAAAGAAAGGAACGTTTTAGAACAAATTCAAGCAAATGGACCAGTCACAGATTCTTATGAATGTATAAAATCTAATGTAGATATTGTTAATAATCTGTTAAAAAACGGAATATTAATCTTGCCACGCTTTTCTTGTTATATCAGTTTCTCGCATGAAGATATATTAAATCCTCCTATTGAACGAGACCAAAAAGCCTTACAACTCATAAAAAATGGATTAATACAATATCTCATAAAAGTGCAACAAGAAACTATTAACGAAAATTCTATAGCTGCAATTGTCGCAAGAGCATTTATGCAGAATAAATCAAATGATCAAATTGTCATATATTCTTTTAACTACACGAGTTTTAGTGAAGTAGCTCCTAATTCCAGTTTTGCAATGGAGTTTAATGATACAATAAACTATGTACATGGATGTATCTTAGATAGAAATATTATATTAGGAACAAAAGACGAGAAAATTATTCATAACTATGACTTCATACAGAAATCATTTGATTCTCAATATAATCCTCCTGCTATGGTATATGATTTAATGGATGCTGATGATATTACAATATTTGGGCATTCATTAGGCATAAATGACAGCCAATATTTTAAAGCCTTTTTTGAAAGACAATCTTCATCCACTAATCCCCAAAAGAAGAATATTACAATATTCACTAAAGACGCAAAATCGGAAATTGAGATAAAACGCTCGCTACAAGAAATGACAAATTGGAATTTGACATCTTTATATGGATTAAATAATCTCCAAATAATTAAAACAGATGAATGTACCAATAATCCAGCCCTATTAAGAAAATACATCAAAATGTATATTGATAATGAAGAAGATATTGACAGTATAATTCATATCTAACTATTATGTTATTATTATTTTGTATTATTGTTATTTACTCCATTTACTACCACAGTATGCACATCGGTAATACTCTCCGTAGCTAACGGCTTGATTCCTTTCATTTACGACCAAATTACACAAGCAGATATCGTCCTCTGAATTGATATTGGGATACTCCCAAAATGACAATTTCCCTTTAGCCGATATCGGCTCTGGAAATAATATAGGATTAGCTAGTACCCAGTTATAAATAGGATTTTCATAATAACCTTTACTATCATCTGTTTTCTCTGCCCATTTAGAAGGATGATTGATAGAGCATCCAATTATTTCTACACTTCCAATGATAGCAGAATTGACAATGTCCTCTGCACATATTATTTTTCGTTGAAACTCAACAGGCAGACTATACCATTGAGCTTTTGTAAATACACTATTGGGATTTCTCATTTCTACAGGTTTTCCACTTGCATGGATTAACACTCTATGCCCTATGTATTTCTCTGGACACGCCCAAGTACGGTTCTCGATGTTTTTAAAACCGTGAACTATCAAGGAGGCCCACGGTTGTTTTATTGTTATTGCTTTCATTTCTATTCTTTATTCCTCCAATAGTTTTAGCAGTGATTTTTTATACTCGTCTATTTCCTTAATAGCATCTTCTTGACCTGATTTTGCATCATTTATCATTAAATCTGCTACTCCCTCCATTATTTCATCCTTATGCCTATTCAGATATTTGATAAAGTATTCCTGCATCAAATCAGTATCCATATTTGCTATATCCGAATATGTGTCTCCACTTCCATAACTGTCAGAAAAAGAAGAATAACAAAGATTACTTATATTCATACTCTGAATACTCTCCCTTCTGCCAAATCCATCTGTATGCTTATCTATTCCACTATTGCTATGGCTTTGAAACTCTTCTCTGATTTTAGGGAGAGTTTCTTTAATAAACTTTTTCAGTTTTCTGCCAGTAGTGATTAACTTACTTAATTCTTTTGCTGTCATCATCAGTCTCCTTTCTTTTTAATCCGTTCTAGTACATCTCTGTTGGCTTCCAATATTTCATCGAAAGACAGAATAGGCATCCAACATATAACCTTAATATCATCCTTTTCGACACTTTTTCCTAAATATGATATATCACTATCAGTAGTCCATATACCATTTTCATACGTGAATACATCTATATGCTTACGTGATTCAGCTTCTCTATCATCGTATTTATAGTAATATAAAAATCCGACTAAAACACGCTGCTCTTCATCTGGTAATCGTTCTTCTACTCTTATCCATGGAGATTGCTTTTTCTGCCACTCAACACCAGACGCAAAAACTTTACGCATATATGTTTCAACCACATGCGGCTGATTGATGCGATTTGCTAATTGAGCTACCAATGATTTAAAATTCATATCTATCTTGTTTTGAGCCTAATTAGGCTACATCGTTAATACTAATTTCTCCTTTCAAAACTCGTTCTACCTGCCTGTCGATTATCTCTTGAAACTCTATCTGACAGATAAGCGAGCAATCCGGTATAATCTCTTCTACTGGGTCACCTCGCCATGTTGGGAGTTCGTCAAGGAAGATTCGTCCGTCTTTATCTTTTAGACAAGTTGCACCTACATCACGTTCAATCTGCGCCACCTCGTTAAATACATCCGGGAAGTCCTTTCGTATCTTATTCCAGTAGCCCATTCCGCCTTTCACGCAACCGATACAATTGTTGTTATTATAGCCCATCTTGTACATAGCGGGGATTTCAATACCGGCTTTCCAAAGCATTCCCATTGCATCCTGCTTCGTAATCTGCTTTTCAATAAGCGGGAATAGTGGCTTTGTGTCCGGGTACTGCTGTTTTAATCGGATAGCCCGGTTAATCTCTTTCGGGTCATAATCGAAACCCCAAACTTGACCGTCCCAGTGCTGCAATTCTTTTTCCAACTTGTAGCGGACTTTCTTTTTCAGTTCAAGAGTACAGGCGGCACCATGCGCGCCGTTGATATACCCCTTTCGCAACACATCAGACACACAGGTGTACTTGTCGCTTCGGATAATGTGGATAGATTGATTGTACCACTTTTCACAATCTGCCAAGAATCTAGTGTTATCGGGATGACCGGAACCAGTTTCAATATAGTAGATATGCACATCATCGTATAGGCTTAATGCTATCTTACAAGCAACTGCGGATGTAGCACCGCAACTGAACCATGCTATTATCATTTGATTCCTTTCTAATTTTATTTTAATTATTTTTTTGCAATATCATTCCAAAAAGCAACGCCTTCAGGAGTATTATTAAAAGGGAATGAAATAGTTAGAAACCAATGAAAACAGCAATCAACATCTAACAAATTGTTCATCCGCTCTTCATTTGTCATTGAGAAGTCAGGACACTCAATATTAAATGTCTCATTTGCTCTTTCTGTATTATATTTCCATTGATTGAAAATACCTAGTCTTTCTAATTTTGCTATTTTTTCATTCCTCTTCATATTGATTGACTTTTAGTTCTTTACATCTATAAAGGTAATCATTATTGACAAGTTTTACAAACAGAACATTCGCCAATTTAACGCCATTTTATGCTGCAACTGACCCTAGTTCACGTAACTTTTTACTAATACATTCACAGAGAACACGTGCCATGTTAACTTCGACTGCATTCCCTATGAATTTCTTTTGGTCAGCCTGTGTACCAATTAACACATAGTTTTCTGGAAATCCCATGATACGCTTTAGTTCAGGTATGCGTAGCATTCGCATTTTAATATCAATTATCCCGTATAAGCCCATGAACTCTTTTATTTTTTTTGTCATAGGGCTGTCGGTATCATAAATCTCGATTACTACATGTCCAGTTTCAGTTGCGATCAAATAAGGCGGCATTTTATCCATACGTGCTATGAGAGTGAAGCATGGATTATCAACGGAACCACCTGCACTATTAAATTGAGGGTTCATTAGGTAGTGCCACTTTCTATTTGCAGTGACTGTTTGTGCGGGCTCTTCTATGCTACTACCAACGTTGGAGAAGTTTGTATTCATAATCCACGGCTTGCAGCTAACAAGATTGTACTTAGGATTGGCGGTAATACATCCAAGCGGCTTTTCTGTAGATGAAGGTTTGCTGTTTCCATATTGCTGGTCTATGAAATATGGAGAAACGAGAGATAACCGATCCTTCGTTGTTACGGTTGCAGACGGTTCATTTATTGAGCGGTTAAATCCGTTACCGTAATGGGCTGATACAAACGCATGATGGTCTTTGCATGTAATTGTTCCGGCTGGTTCATTAATAGAAACATTCTTGCTTTCGGGGTGTCCACTGAACTGTTTTGAAAGAAAGCATACCTGCGCAACTCCCAGTCTGTTTTGCGTAGCTACTACCGGGCATGGTTCGTCAATCCCAGGGGCATTATATTTTCCAGTCCGGCTCATGGAATTATATTTGATAAGAAAAGCATCTTTGCCCCCGGCTACAAATTTTATCAGGCCGGCATAGATACGTTCCATTGTCTTTTCAGCAAGTGGCTTCTCACGAAAAATACTTGTTCCTTCATCGGAAAAATCCAGTATCTCTTTAACCGGGCGCCACTTTTCCAAACGACCAAACATATCTTGTTTACCGTTTTTACAGTGAGTGGGTTGTGGAAATACTATCGGTAATCCATTTTTGGCAAATATACCAAAGAAGCGTTTTCGAGTAGTATATGCACCATAGTCGGCAGCATTGAGAATACGGAAATCAAAGTTGTAGCCATACTTTCTTACGTTGCGTACCCATCTTTGATATAGTCTACCTTTATCCATGCTGATAGGCTTTCCGTTTTCGTCCATATCACCCCAACTCATAAATTCTTCAACGTTTTCAATCTGAATGTAATCCGGGCAAATAGCTTCAATGTACCGGAAAAGATGTTCAGCAAGTGTGCGACTATCAGCGTCCCGAGGTTGCCCACCTTTTGCTTTGGAGAAGTTCGTACATTCCAGGCTCGCCCAAAGAACGACCGCTGCACCCGGATATTGAGCCTTACATTTGGCAAGATGTTCAATTAGCGGGGAAAGTTCCAGCGTGCGAATATCTTCCGTAAAATGCAATGCATCCGGATGATTGGCCGCATGGCTTGCAATGGCGTTGGCATCGTGATTGACGCAGGCTATTACTTTAGCACACTGTTTACCATCAATTCTTGCAGATTCCACTCCTGTCGAGGTTCCACCTGCTCCACAAAACAGGTCAATATATAATAAATTTATACTACTCATTTCTTTTCTTCAAATTTCTTTGATTATTGATTTCAGACGTACACATGCGGCACCAAGAAGTCAATAAATGATATTCCTTACCTTTTCTCACTACTATACGATTGTAGAACCGGTTCAAGTAGAAGTAATTTCCGCAGTGTGTACATTTTTTCATCTCACGTCCTGAAGCATCTATAATACGATTGCGAGGTTTGCGATGAATAAGAGTACAGTTTTTACACTCACCATCAGTTCCACGATGCCGCCGGCAATGTGATAAGGATTTTGCCCCACATTTAGCAAACACCCTACAATCTCTACGAGGTATTGATTGATACACATTCATGGCTTCCTCGCATTCAAGAATTTATTTACTACACGAGAAAGTACATCCTCATTCTCTGGCATCAGCCATTCTTTCGCAACGTTCCAAGCAATACTCATAGTTGGATTGAAGTTATCCTTCCTGACAGTGTGGTGAGACAAACGCCCTTCAGTGGGTTTCAAATCCTTATCATGTAAGATACACAGTCCATTTTCGAAGAAAGCACAAAACTCTTTGCCGGAAACAGGTTGAATCATCGGAATAGCAATATTAATAACCCCTAAGAATATACCAGCAGCCCAGTTTGTCAGTGCTAACCTGTCGGCATAACCAGCATCTATAATTCGTTCAATATCATCAGGAGTACCTAAACATGGCGTATGACATTGTTGTTTACAAACACTGCATGAGCATTGTACAGGTACACGACCTGAAGCCCTCATTACCCTTTGTAATGAGGTTTCTTTTGATAATTCTCTCATAGTAAATTATTTGAGATACTACAGATTATTAAACATCGCCCCACAGCTTTACTGCAAGGTCATAATTTTTTTTAGCCTCTTTTACTGCTTTATTGGCATAAGCCATAGCGTATGTATGCTCGCGTCGGTACTTACCGGACTTCAATCCTTCGTGATATTCTTTTGCTTGTTCCAACTTATGTTCATAGAAATCTATACTTTCCGGCATGGACAAGTTTATCGTATTAGCCCTTTTTTCCCAATACTTCGCAACTCTTTCATGTTCGGCAGCCTTATCGCTAAACTCAACGCTTTTCCCCATGTTATTCCAGGCATCATCTATCATTTTGCGATGTCCTCGTTCGCTATGGTGTCCAACTTTGATAGGCTCACCCAAAGAAAGGAAATCGCGATGTTTATTTGATTTCTGAAAATACTCATTACTTTTTTGTACTGCCGATGACGCCCATTCATGCCTGCGTTCCGCTCTTTGCTTAGCCCATTCTTGAACATTAAAGCCGTCAGCTCTAACAATGGAGTAATAGTAAAACCCATCTTTCTCGAAGATTAGGTTAAATACTATACTTTCGTTCTCCTTACCATACTTGGTGGTAACCTCAATAGTTTCACCTTTTTCGTGCTTCTCATCACACTTTGCCAAAAATACATTTGGCGCAAATTTGTAATACGTGTTCATTGTTTTAATTAAATTGGTTTGACTTATATGAAAAATGAGAAACCACAGCTACTTAGCCGTGGTTTCATCATTAAATAACTTTGGTTGACTGGGTTGAACCAAATCATCGAATAAACCAGGAACACGAGGTTGTAACGCCTTGTATTCTTCCTGAAAGAATTCTTCTTTGGTTCTCCCATGTTTTTTACCCTTTCGTGTATGTACATCGAAAGTGTAATCTGGAATAGGAATAGGATAACGCCTGACATCATTTATCCACTTTTCTATATCAATATCCTTTCTATCATAGATGAAGTTTTGCAAATGATCCGCATCACGATTCTTTCTACATTCACAAAGGAGAATAACAGCTTTACTGACAAATATCCTCCCTTTGGGTTCAGTAGCAGTCTTGTTTACCAGCTCATGCCCCTGCCACAATGCTTCTATCTCTTTAGTAATGATTCCATAGCAATCTTCAGCACTAATGGTAAACAGACGCTTCCACACATAGTCGCGGTACCCACTCGCCCAAAGTTCCAATGCAAAAAAGCCGGCTACCCCGGTGTCGGCTCGCCTAATGGCTTTCTGCATTGCAGAACTCACCTCAAAGAAATCATATCCGCAAACTGTTCTTATAATCATAATTCTAATTTAATGGTTTGACTTTTAGTTTATTACATCAGTAAAATTAGCTAAAAAAGGCGAATATGACAAACAGAATGGACGCCATTTAAACGCCTTTTTTACAGACTATTAGAATTTGAATTTGCATGATATATTATATTGAACGAGCTGCTTTGTTTTGTCTTTCCCATTAGTGGTTGCACTCTTTAGCAAAATACTATCACCAAAATTCTTTTTGATAAAGAGGATAGATTTACGTTCCTCTTCCTGATTCCTTATAGAAGCAAGCCCACCAGCGTTTACAAAAGTGTTCTTTTGCTCAAAATTATACCGCAAATCGGTTAAAACCTTACGTTCTTTGTACTTCATGTAACAAGAAATCCAAAAATCTTCCTTCAAACGTATTTCCTCATTCCACCAAGTGTTTTTGTTATAGATTACTCCATAACTGCAACCGGTTATCATTTTCGAAAGAGAAAGAAAAGCGGATTCATCATACATTACCGGCGATATCCGAGCGGTGAAGCCAAACAGATGTACATCCATCATACTGGCCATCTCAAATAATGACTGAATGATATTGGTTATCTTATCTTTATCCTTTATCCGGCTAGGTTCTCCTTTTTCCACATAAATAGGTTTGCAGGCATGGACATCATCATCAAGCATGAAAAGTTCTCCAAAATGCTTTGCCATCCAGTTACGTTTCGGGATGAGGCCCATAACATCGTCAGGATGAGTAACAATTTCACATTCCGGGTTAAATTGTTGATATAAGTCAGCTTGACTTTCAGCAACGCAAATGATAGGATCGTTCACCAACTTTTTAGCGAACACCCGGTCATGGCGCTTATGACTTGGTATTACTATTTTGCAAGGCATGGCGAACGTCTTTTATGTCGATTACATTACTCTTACTTACTTTCCCGGTCTTGTACGACTTCATGTGCTGCATATCCAGCCTTTCACGAAGCCAATTACTATCTACCTCATTACTTGAGGTGATGATAAACAACTCATGTTTTTCGTCATACTTTGGAATGAGAGGATAAATGGCTGTATCATCCGTGATGGCATCGAAGCGCTCTTTAAATTCATCCTCTTTCTTCTCCGGGGCAAATTCGATGCCCCAATCTTGGAGTTCCGCCTTATTCCACTCGTTTTCCATAACGTCCAAATCATTCTCACCAAAATTGACATTATCTTTAGTGGCATATTCCCTCAACTTCTTAACGGGGGTATCAGGTGCCAGAATTTTACAAGGCAGTTCTTTATAACCTAACTCCTTGCAAGCTCGCAAACGTAAATTACCACAAACAACAATATATCTGCCATCATTGTAGGGAAAAACTATAAGTTCTCGAAGTTCAAGCATCTCTGGCGAATCCTGAATGCTTTTCTTCATCGCTTCAAAGCGGTAATCACGAAAAAAACGTGGATTTTTCGGCAATCCCGTGAGCTGCCCCTTATTAAAATCAAGTAGGCAGACTTGAATAATCTCTGTCATAACTAACTATATTAAAATCAACAACACAAAATCAACAACACAAACAGTCAGTAACAACACCTAATCATTTTTTCTATCATCGAACTCTATCTTATCTTTGATAAGCTGTTCAATGTCCTCACAACCAAATCTTTTTAAATAGGCAACAAGGTAAATTATCATCTCGGCTGCCAATTCTTCATCTTCCGAATATTTAGGAAGATTATCACTCCTATATTTAGAAGCAATATCGAATTTTCTCCAAACGGCTTCAATTCTTATGCTAAACGCTTTTCTTGAGCTATGCTCATTCATCTTAAAGCGCTTCCTCATGATATTCAAGCATCTCTGGGCAAACCTATTCAATGTTATCATATCGATCGGGTTAAATTGTTAGACTAAGAATAATCTCACACTATTTAATAAAGGCGGTGGTCTGTTTTTATACAAATACATATCCATTCTTATTTAGATTAAATAGCTTCCATCAAATCAAATAGCGTCGGTGCATTCACTTCAATTTCAGCTTCATGCAAGTATGAAAGGCTGTCTTTCCAATAGTCATAATTCAACTCGGTAGAGAGCCCTTTACGCCCCAATCTAATAGCACAGTAAGGAACAGTACCGATACCGCCAAATGGGTCGAATACCAAGTCTCCTTTATTTGAATACCGTTCAATCAACCTCTCAACAATATCAAGCTGAAGAGGACAAATATGATTTTGACGTTTTTTCTGTGACTGCTTGGTATTGAGTGTACGCATCCGGGTAACGTCATCCCAAATCCAAGGTTTCTTACTTACAGGATCTACGGCCATAAATGTTTTTGGTAGTTTACCGTAAACTTCTAATTCTTCAGCGAAAGCAACATGTTCTTCATAATTGTATATATGTTCACGCTCATAGTTTCTAAACAAATGGCGTATCTTGTCAATACCGGCAACTTTCATATCTTCATAGCTTAACAAAGTATTACCTGAAGATTTCCAACTTGCATGAGCATCTATTTGCCAGCGGGCTAACGAATATTCATTCTTATTCTTGGTTACTGGCAAATCTGCATAGGCACGTGAAGTATCAGAAGGCAGTTTACGGAAAAGAAGCACATATTCAGGGCAACCAATACCCATCTTAGAACCATCTTTGCACATCTCTGTATAGCCAAGGCGGTAGGTCTGGTTATTCTCCCTTACCACATCGGTATCTACTGTGATACGCCCCATGTAGCGGAATCCGTGTTTCATGTAGTGAAATACCGTCATTTCGGAGAACGGGTCGATGGTGGGCATACCGTCACCTGTGGCATTACCGAACAATACACGGTCTTTCACATGGATGCAAGCCAGCCGCCCAGGCTTCAATATCCGCATCAGTTCTGGTGTGAGGTAGTCCATCTGCTCGAAGAACTTGTCGTTGCTTTCATTATGCCCGAAATCGTTATAGGTCGGCGTATATTCGTAATGATTGGAAAAAGGGATGCTGGTTACAACCAAATCCACCGAGTTGCTTTCCATTTTCTGACACTCCAAAACATTGTCGTTATTGATGGCTTTCCACAGTTTACCGGATTTTTCTTCACGGCTGGCAAACATCCAGCGCATCATCTTCTCCTCTGCCTGCAAACCGAACAGACCGTTCTCACGGACGATATCAGTCATTTTAGAAACCATTTCACGATGCTGCGCCCATTTCTGCATAAAGCTTTTGAATATCTCTCCTTCACTTTCTGCATAGACCAAGTAAAGGTCTACAGGATGTTTTTGCATGAAACGGTAGATACGGGCTATCGCCTGAAACTTGTCATTGAACCGGTAGTCGATGAACATGATAGCCTTATGACAATGGTACTGGAAGTTCAAACCCTCACCAAGCATTTCAGGCTTTGCGGCCAGGTATTTCAATCTCCCGTTTTTGAAGTCCGCTATCACCTTGTCGGCTTCCTCATCATCCTGCGAGCCATAAACAGCTTTGCAACCGGGGATAGCCTTGCAAAGGGCTTCCCGCTCACTCTCAAGGTCATGCCACAAAAGGAAATGCTCGTCCTTGTTTTCAGGACGATTAATAATCTCTACGACACGGGCAATCTTCTCTGCCATATTGTCCCGACGTTCTTTCGCTGCATCAGCAAGTCCGAGAGCAGCCTCACGAAACATCTTCACTTGTCCGTCACGGTCTGTACCGGCAGTGGAATTGTCAACGCTAACCACTTCTTCATGTACCCGCAGTTCCGGCAATTCATAGCCGGTATCAGGATAACCGAGGTCGGAAGGCTTGGTTAGGAACAATGCCCAAGTTGATACCCACAGCCAAAATTCTTTTTCTTTGTGTGGATAAAGCGTTAGATTATTAGCTTTGGTACTATCACGTTGAAAAAAACGTGTAAGGGCTTGACCTGTATCCATCACTCCAAGATATCCGGCATAATGTATCAGCTCCTTGTATCTGTTAGGTGACGGCGTGGCAGTGGCAACAAAGCGGAAAGGCACATCGGCGAACAGCGGTAGGAACTCTTGGTATGTCTTGGTGCCGAACCCTCTCAATACGCTTGCTTCATCCAATGAGGTAACGGTAAAAAAGGAAGGTTCTATTCTTACGCCGTCTTCTCCGTCACGGACACGCTCATAGTTGGTAATCATTATATCACACTTGCAGGCTCTGACTTCGCTCATGGTCTTGACATACTTAACTGTCATGTTCATGTGCTCCTTAGCTTGGGTGATAAACTCTACTACTACACGTTTAGGACAAACGATAAGAGCTTTACCAAAATACTGGTTGATTATAACTCTGCATATCTCCAATTGGGTTACTGTTTTCTGCATACCGAAACTGGAGAATATGGCACGGCAACCACCGGATACCGCCCAACGAACGGTATCTCTCACATGAGGGTAAAGAGAAGTTGATATTTCATTAGGATTAACTTCAAATCCAGTATTATGGCTAATAGCCATCTTGTCTTTTAGAAATTCTATATAGTCTTTCATTTTCATTTCAAATAAAGAGAGGAAACCGTTAGGCTTCCTCTGTGTTATCGTTATTAAGTTCTTCGAGTTGCTGTTTGAGCTTCATCTCTTTCTTGCTATATGAATCTGCAAGTTTCTTTGTTAGCGCATTGTAATCATCCGAATATTGTTCTGCAAAAAGGATTTTCTGACACTTTTGCAAATAGGAGCAGAAATTCACATTATTCGATGATAAGCATTCAGCAATAAAGGCTCTATACCATTGGTGTCGGTCAGCTTGGTTGTTCTTGACATAATTTACAAAATCACTCTCACCATTCCATTTTTTCAAATTCAGTTTTTCAAGATAAGTACTGCTACAACCGCTAAGAACCAGCACATCAAAAACAAGTTGTTCATTTTCAGAGAATTCTTTTGTTCTCTGATAATATGTTTTCTCTTGCGCCCACTTGCGCATTTCTTCAGCAGACTTCTTCTTGACTATATCCTTCGCTCTTTTTAATTGGGCGTTTATTTTTTCCCTTTCTATCTCTTTTAGATCGGCAACGGCGGAAGTAGAGGAAGCCGTTTCTTTTCTAACATAATAGAAACTAACGTTAAATTCGGGAGAATAATGTCCAAAAAATGAAAGACAACGATAAACTTCTCCATCTTCAAGCATTTTCAAAGTGCGTTCATCATCTTCTGAATACCAGCACTTACATCTAAAGATTTCATCAGGATCAACTATTTCAAATCCAAGTTGTTTAACAGCTTCCAAAGTTTTTTCATAGAAAACCTTTCTATCTTCTCCCCAATATGTATCGGGACGTCTAGCGATAATTACTGTTTTTCCAAATGAAAGAGGTTCGCCAACTTTAACAAGATGTTCATATTCTAGTTGAATTTTCCGCGTCACATAAGCAATCTGTTTTTTCTCATAGCAAGCAGCATTGATACATCTAGCATCCTTACTATTCATTTCATAGAACAAACAACCATGATTACACGTATTATTCTCACATTGAGAACATGATTTAATATCGGTATTTTCCCAATTATCGGAATCATCTTTAATCCAAGGTGCGTTACCAAGCTCCATGAAAGAATTACTCACAAATTCTCGAATCATAGCAGTAGTACATTGTTCTTCCTCCTCCTCATGAAACTCTTTTTGAGTATCTTCATCCAATTTAGAAAGAATCATAGCACCGGACAATGGTATATCTCCATTTCTTACCCGCTCTTTTAGTTCAGGAATAAGAGAATTCAATTTAATACGGTCAAAAACAAACCGGGTAGACTTTCCTATTTTAAGAGCGATATCTTCCAAAGTTCGTCCTTTTTCAGCCAACTGCGCAAAGGCAAAAGCTTCTTCGATGGGATCAACATCTTTTCTTTGAAGATTCTCGGTAATCATCGCTTCAAAAGCCTCATCATCTGTCATTTCTCTGACAATGCAGGATATTGTCTGAAATTTTTCCGACTTTTTTCGATGGGCTTTGATTTTTGCAACATTCGCTTCATCTTCCTTTGCTTTCAAAAGTGACACAGCCCGGAAACGACGCTCACCGCAAACAATTTCATACGAACAGGGAATTGTCGTAACACCGCCAGTCTCTAAGTCAGTCACATCTTCGGATTTGGCTACTCTGACAGTGATAGGCTGCAATAAACCTTGCTTTTCAATGTTGCTTGCAAGCTCTTCAAGAGCTGCTTCATCAAAAGTCTTTCTCGGATTCAAAGGAGAAGGACTGATAAGGTCAATTCTAATGTTTTGTACTTCCATAATTTAATTATATTGGTTTGACTTTTAATTCATTACATCAGTAAAGTTATCGTAAAATGACAAGTTATGCAAACAGAAACTTCGCCATTTTAACGCCATTTTCATTAAGGTTTATTACGTATTTGAATAAATCCTCTTCTTTCAGTTTCCCGAAGAAGTTCCATATCTTCTTCTCGTATTTCAGCAGGCGTTTCACCGTTCACACTTCGATAAGTTCCAATACCGAAACGCTCTCTGATACGAGCAATTTTATCCGAATCTTTAGTAACCCAGTAAATTGTAACTTTCATAGTAGCTATATTCTACGACTCTCGCCACACAGGGGGAGAACATTAAACGTTTTGAAGCGATCCACTAATCTTGGTCCGAAACGTTTCTTAAATTCGGCTATGCCAAGATTCGATGTTATATGATACTTCTTGCCATATTGCTGAAAAATCTCATACCGGGCATAAAGAAATTCATCAATAACTGAATCGAGACTGGTACCATACGATTTTTGATTTTCCGTTTCCAAACCGATATCATTCAAGCAGATATTAAAGGGATTTGGTTTAAATCCTTTGGATTGATTCTCATTGTAAGTGTACAAGTCAATATGCCCGTGAATTTTATAATAATTCATCATTTGGGTAACAGACAAATTTTCAAAAGCATTGGGGTTACAAGTAAGTTTCAAATAATCTGCAAAAATCTGCATCAACATTGTTTTCCCGGTGCCAGGTTCACCAACAAGCAAAAGATTCTTATGAACCTTGTAATTCTCTTCCGGAAACACATTTTGAGCATACCGACATCCGTTGAAATAGTACAGAAGAAACTGAATTAGTTTAGAGTTGTTATCATCAACATCAAATTTTCTAAACTCCCGTTCCGTATAATCCGTACCAAGGTTAGAAATTAAATTCCAATGACTGTAATACTCTTGCGTATCAGTTAAGTCATATTCAGAAACGTTCTGAATACTTTCTTTGTGCCTTTGTATCAGATTCTCTATCTGTTGGAGCGTCAGCTTGCGCTTGCCGGCTTCCTTCTCCATCAAATTTTGAAGTTTGCTTGATAAATTCTTTTCCTCTTCCGTCATGGTCTAATTCATTTTTTCGATTTTCACGAATACGATCCAGTATCCAAAGGTTTGCTTTGGAATCCCACCGCTCTATTTTCACGCCATTGGCATTCTTCCACCCTATCGAGTCAAAGTGATTGAAGAATATTTCTGCTTGCTCTTGCCAGTCATCTAACCGTTCCGGAGCATTTTGCTTGATGAAGTGTTGAATAACCTCATCAAGCGTAGGAGCTTTAAATTCTTTTGGGACTCTTTTAGGTTTCTCCGGTTTAAAGGGTGGGAAAAGCTCGCCAGAGCTACTTTCTTTCTTACCCCCTTTAGGGGGTTCTTTCTTTGTCTTTGTCTCTGTCTTATATTCTTCTTTAGGGGGTATGGGGGAGCTTTCTTGAAAAGGTGTCCCTAAAGGGTACCCTAAAGGTGTCCCTAAAGGATGCCGTAAAGGTGGTATATTTTGCATACCTTTTTGTACACCTTTGATAGAATACGTTGATTTATTGCCTCTTCCATTGCCTTGTTTACATTCAATAAGACCTGCTTGAACTAATCTATTTCGGGCGGACTTGAATACTTTTACAGACACTCCCACGTCAGATGACACCTTTGTATCACTACGTGTCCAGTTATCCTCCCAGCCTAAACGATTCGCAATTTTTAGTAAGTAAAAATAAAGCCTCGTTTCACAGCAGGAAAATTGCCAGCTTTCGTCAAGTTCCCAAAACCTATTGATAAGTTCAATATAAGTCATATCAATTTATAATAATTCCGTAAGACATTGTTTATATAAGGTTGAGGGTCAGCTTTCAGATAATAGCAAACGCTATTAATGAACTCAATCAACCCATGACAAACGACATATACACTACCATATTTCTCAACTAAGGCCTGCCACTCTTTTTGCTCATCAGACTGCGTTCCGGCACGTTTACCTTTTACATGTGGAGTTTTCATCTCTATGCAAAGACTGCTCTTACCACCGCGAGGAAAAAGCAGAATCAAGTCAGCAACACCAGCGATGGCACCTTCATATTTACGCATAGCACCGCTTTTCTTTGTCCTGACGCCGCCGTTTGGTATAGCAAAGAGTAGAGGGCCGACATTGGGAAACGTTTCTCTGAACCAAGTTACACAAATGTGTTGTATCTTGGTTTCAGAATATTTCACCTCCAATTTACGAATATCTTCTTCAGTCATTTTTCTGCTTGTTTTTTGAAATCGTAGCACATTCATTTAGAAGGTCAACGATTTGTTTACACCTGTTCCTGCAACCGACAAAGGATATTATGGTTTCCCATTCAGGACCGAACAACATTTCTTTCTTGTATTCCTGAATATGAGTTCTCTGCCCATTTATAACTAATCTAAATGGCTTCATAATTTATCCCTAAACAAGTCCATTGCAAGATTCACCATATTCTCTTCTACTTGGTCATCCGTTCCGGTTACACCGTTAGCAATGTTCTTCTTTGTTTGAATCACATCATACATATACTTGTCAATAGTATCCTTACCTAAGAAGTAATAGCAGTTAACATTGTTCTTTTGACCGTTACGGTGTGCTCTATCTTCTGCCTGTTCGCAATCACTGAAAGTCCAAGGGAACTCTATAAAAGCAACACGACTGGCAGCCGTCAAAGTAAGCCCGGTACCACCCGATTTGAAATTAAGAATAATCAGTTTACAATCCGGATTATTTTGGAAAGAGTCAACAGCATATTGCTTTTGGTTGACATTATCGGAACCCGTTACTGTAACAGCTTTAGGAAATTCCTTTTTCAGTTCTGCTACAACTTCTTTCAAGTAACCGAAAAGTATCAGCTTCTCACCACCGTCGATAACATCATGGACAAATTCACAAACAGCCTTGATTTTACCTCTGGCAGATATCTGCTTTAAAAGCTGCATCTGCACCATAACGGCACCATTCATTGATTTCTGCACTTGTTCATCCGAAGCGTTCTTGTACTTCTTCAAGTATTTTACCATATCAGCCTCGGCAGCCTTATACTCTTTGGTGGTAGTGATATCAACTGTCAAGTATTGACGAGTCTTGTCCGGAAGTTGTGTAAGTACCTTTGACTTCTCACGACGGAAGAAACAAGTATTCCATAACCGCCAATTCAGCTCTTTAACGTTGGATGCCTGTTTGGGACCATCACAATATCTTTCAACATACCGGCTATATCCTCCAAAGTCCTCTAATCGAGCTAATATTTTTAGCTGTTGTATCAAGTCTGTATTATTGTTAACAACAGGAGTACCGGTCAATGCGAATATATAACGTTTACCTTTGCAGATACCTTCAACATATTTGCTCTGTTGAGTTTTACTTGATTTGCATTTATGAGATTCGTCAATGATAACAGACCTAAACAGAGAGACACGCTGATCGAAAGCAATACTTTTCATTGTGAACTTGGATTCCTTATTTACAGACCTCACAAAAAACTTATTCAGTGATTCATAATTCGTAATGAATACCTCACAAAGTGGGCTTCCATCAGACTTTTTACACTCATAAAATGATTGCCAGGACTGTCGGTTTCTGTCATCAAGGATAATCGAATTCATACCTGCGAACTTCTTAAACTCACGCTGCCAGTTTACTTTCAACGCAGCAGGGCAAATTACAAGTACTGGAAAAGACTCACCATAAATGGGCGCTTCCTTATGTGCTTTAACAACTGCACATATGGCTTGCAATGTTTTACCTAATCCGGGCTGGTCACCGAAAAAACAGCGTTTGTGCTCTATTGCATACTGTACTCCTTCAAGTTGATACTCGTAAGGTTGAAGCAACATATAGTGTTCACCGACAAAAGGTTTCATCGGAGGAATATCATAATTAATATCTTCAGTTACCTCACGTTCCTTAACAGTAGAACAATAACGCATCTGAACAGCCCATTGCGCAAAAGCTCTCACATACCAATTCGCATCACGTCCAATAGGATAACGCGTATCATTGATACTAACAAGCCACGCCCGGTCTGTTCCGTCATAGCGTGGCTTACTTGGTATCATCTTTATGACCTCGACCAACTTTGGGTGATACTCGAACTGAATCCGGTACAGATTGGGCGTCTTAGTCACATAAATTGGTTTCATGAAGCAGGTTCTAATACTAATTCATGATGTTCAACTGTTGAACATATCCCGTTATCCTCACCATCTTCATTCATTGCATCAGCAGCTTCATCGACCTCGTCAAACGGGTCCTCACCATCTTTAAATTCAAATTCCCTTTGAATCTCCGAACATTTATTCTCTGTAACATAAAGCTCTGCTTCATACAAGAAATTATAAACCGCATCACGAAACTCCTCACAATGCACATACGATTCATTGTCCGGATCGAAACCAATACCAGGAGAACAAAGATTAAGGACTTTGCTCGTCATAAGGGTTCGCTTACCTGTCAACACACAAACCTCAAAAGAAGAATCACCACCAATGCTAACGCCGGTTACATTGAACTTTTTGAAGAACTCATCTTCAAGACATGACTCTGGACGTTCCCAATTAATGTACTGGGATTCTTTCTGTTCTGTAATATCGACAATGTAGGGTATGAGTTTGTTTAGCGAATCCTTCAAATCCGGATGAACAGGATTAATCCCCTTGAAAACAATATCGTTTCCCTCCTTGTCTGCATAGACCACTTCAAGACATCCCTTTTTGGTCAATTTTGCTTTTGAAATATTCAAATCCATTTTAATTAAACTTTGAGTTAATACTTACCTATGCAGGTATTCATTAATAAAATCTTTATAGTACTGGTCAACAGGCAATGGCAAATTGATTCCTAATTCGGTGGCAGCATCAGCCTGAACCTTATCCATGAAAGTTTTCATTTGGATCGTATTCAATTTAGAAGTACTTCCAACAACCGAAACAATATTTCCATTCATACATATTTGCCGTGAAAGAAACTTCCGGCAATAGTAATCATGAACATCCAACTTATCCGTGCCTGTCTCCCTCTCAATACAGGCAAACCACAGCCACATGAGCGCGTTCTGCGACAGGGTACGCGGTTCTACCTTTCTCTTGATGCTTACAGTGTAAGTTCCATTTTTGAGCGTGGAACAGAGGTAGTCAAACGACTTATCCATTGTGACTACCCCATTTTGTTTTGTTAGAATAGCTTCTGCCATATTTAGAATGGTAAATCATCAGGCGGTGATACCTGTTGATATGGCTGTTGCTGATATGCAGGCTGCTGTACTTGTTGTTGTTGTCTCTGTGTAGGCTGTTGCGTTGGTAACGGTGGTGGTACAGGAGCAGCCTGTTGCTGAACTTTCGGTGTAAGCATCTCGATACTATCAACAAAGACTTCAGTTATGTAACGTTTAACTCCTTTGCTATCGTCGTAGTTACGAGTGCGTAACTTACCTTCTATATACAACTTATCTCCTTTATGGACGTACTTCTCAACTATTTCAGCAGTCTTATTCCAAAAAATAAGATTATGCCATTCTGTACGTTCCGGCACCTGGGTTCCATTTTGTAAGGTGTACGCCTTATCTGTTGTAGCAAAAGATAAAGAAGCTACTTTCGCTCCACCGTCCAATGTTCTCACATCCGGGTCTTTACCGGCACGCCCTATAAGAATTACTTTATTAACACTCATTTTCCTTCCTCCCTTATAGTTACACGAATACTATCCGCTTTAGTTGATGTTTTTAAATATTGAGAATATAGTTCCGGGTGATCTTCCTGAAACTTCTTTGCATCAAAACTCTTACCCGTTGAAGAGGGAGTATAGCTAACACGCAGCCGACCGGCGTCCCATGATTTAACACCGTTCTCACGCATGGCACTTTTAAGCTGTTCCTTATAACCTTTCTGCACTTCAGCGATATAACTCGCCTGTTCCTCTATATCAATAATAGTATTTACTAATTGCATAGGAATAAGCAGCTTCTCATCGGCTGGAACAGGAGCATTAGGTAAGAACTGTTCACCATTAATCTCACACTCCAGTAATCTCTTAACCTCTGCATCCGGTTTACGCTCAATCTCAACCAATTCAGATTTATCACCTCGTAGCCAAATTCCAAACAATTTATCAACTTTAATTAGTGGATTTTGAAGTTCAAACAAATAGGCATAAATTGATAACTGCCAACTCAAATACTCACGGTCAAGACTTGCAGTAGTCTTGATGTCGCCAAGGCTGATTTTCTCGTCCTTTTCCCAAACACAATCAATATTCGATGCAAAATATTCATTATCTGAAACAGTGTACTCATTGGCAAAAGCCTTATATCCGGCATTTACTCTTTCCCTGATATAATTAATAGCTTCAATACTCTCGGGTGGTAATCCTGTTACATCAGCAAACTGGCATTGTCCATGAATACGACTGCCTTTTTCAGCAGCTTTTTTCAATATGTATTCTGGAATATCCCTATACTTATTGGGAAATAGTTGCCGGCTTATCATTCCGGTAATACCTTTTAGCTGCTTTTCACCAAGAAAATATGTGTGGTTCTCTTCCGAGAAAACCACACTCGATTTAACTAACTCTATCATTGTGCCGGGTAAATTTTGCCCATATTCATACAGGCGTTTACAAACTCTTTATCATTTTGCATAGCCGGATTGCCATACCATACTTTTTCAAGTTCAGCTCTGCTTTTGACAGCAAGCATATCACCAATAGCCTTTTTTAATTGAGCACCTGTATATACAGGAGCAGTGTTAGCAGGTGTTTTTGCAGGCTGTTGTGCATCTTCCTTCTCATGAGTATTGGTTGAATCGCTGTCTTTTGCATCATCAATGCAAAACAGACCGTTAAGAGCGTACTTTCTTGCATAAGAAGATGAGGCTCCAGTGATTTGGCTCCCATCCATTCCTTTCTTTGTCTCTTCTTCCCTTGCAAAAGCAGTAGTTACTTCTTTTTCTCCCTTGTCATTAGTCAAAGTGACAGTCGCTTTTACATAGATCCTATCACCTACTGCGATCATCTCATCACTTAGAGTTAATGTACATTTGGTTTCAGCAAGAACAGGTTTCACTGATTCAAGAATGTCCTCACAACTACGGTACTTGTATTTACCGAAAGTATTATACTGCCCTTTGGGGGCTTTCAGCTTTTGCTGAATAGTTACTAATTCTTTCATAATTCTGAAATTAATGGTTTGACTTTTAATTCTTTACATCTATAAAGTTATCTTTTATTGACAAGATGTGCAAACAGAAACTTCGCCATTTTAACGCCTTTTTTGTAACAAAAAACTGCCTGTACGATATTGTACAGGCAGAAAAATAAGAAAATGAATAATCCAATGTACCTTATGGAACGGCTACGCTTTGAAGGGTGTACGGCTCCCTGATTTATACATAATGTAAATGCTAGTGGACGGAACCGGAGTCGAACCGGTCTCACGGAATATTGGTGCACCTCACCGCAGTTTCAACCAACGATATACATATCCGCCCGATTAATTAAAAAGGTGCACTATCTTCACAGACCATACACCCCAATCACAAACACAAAACAAAACTCATGAACTACTATAATTTAATTAGGATCAGAAGGGTGAATGGCGTGGGGATCGAACCCACATCACGCATATCTGCGTATGCTGCCAATTACACCAGCCATCCGTTTTAAGTGAACTATTCTCACGAACCATTCACCTAGAACACAAACACAAAATAAAACACGACATTAACTATTAAATAGCACTCTCACGAGCTTCTTGCTTCCGGATAGCCGTTCAAAGCACACCGGAATAGTATAGAACAATTAAAACTCAAATAACAGGGGCTTTAACCCTACAGCGTCCTTTTCGCTGGCAACATTAGTTAAACATAAAAAGAAAAATTCTCTGTGAAGGAACCCGGACTCGAACCGGGATGATAGATTACCTATGTATGACTTTCTTCAATCTATCTGCATACTTGCGTTTACCAATTCCGCCATTCCTTCAGGTCGTAGCCAGACGCTTCCGGCTACATTGATTGTATATATAATGCAAATATATTTTCACCCTCACGGGTTACTTAACTCTGATTGAGTTGAGCCGGGAAACGGATTCGAACCGCTGACCTCATGTAGAAACATGCGCTCTAACCAACTGGGCTATCCCGGCAGATGCCCGGCGAACCGGGCTAAATAAACATGACAAATACTAAAATTAAGCAATGCAGACCTTCACAGGCTATCTTTATTTTGTTTCCTATCTTCGTAGTATCGAAAACAGATATAATTCACTGATACGACAGTCACCAATACAAAAGCAGCAATAAATTCTTTCTTGCTAACTTCAATGCTATCTATAAGATACAGTGTTGTCCATAAGGCAATGAACATCATGGCATACTGTATCACTTTAATCTTTTTCATTTCTTCCGTTTTTTAGATTTAACTTTCCTTCCCGCACATCGGCAATGAAGTAATACTTGAGCAGCATTACAATGCCACTTGCCGTTTTGGACATTAGTGGGCTTATCACTTTCAATCTTACCCGCTTCTATAAGATTCATCAATTTCTTTTCCCCACCCACATAATACGCAGACTTATCTTTTCCAAACGTTTCTGTAGAAAACAGACGGAGAATATTATCTAGCAATATTTCAGCCATTTCACCTCTGATCATCTCAACAAGTAAGGTAGTTATGCAATTCTGGTTACTATAAACTGCATATTTTTTACATCTGACTTTGTTTTCCAAGCCATTCCTTCAGCTTTTTCTTTATAAAGCCGAGCATTCAATGTATTAGTTACAGACGGTTTCTGAACGATAGGAAATACTTCTATTGCACCAACATCCATACTCCGTAATACATCAATTACGTTACGTCTCTGAATATCCTTTTCCATACAATCTAATTTTAAATTAAACATTGAAGCGATGAGCGGATTCGAACCGCCGACCTCTGCTTGTGGTGCTCTTCCGTTAAGCTAAGAGTATTTCTTGAGAGACTCGAACTCTCAACCATCCACCACACACAGCGCTCTAACCAATTGAGCTACATCGCTCTTATATGTTATTCATTTTAATTCTATCTATATACTTACCGAAATCCTCTGCTATTCGGTTGCAGGGTAATTTTTGAACCTCGCTTTTATTGCTAACCACGGCTCTACACCGGTGTACCAAACCACCGTCTTACTACAGCCTAACTACCTACCCTCACGGGCTTCATATTCCTGCTACGTAAGCCATATATGTTCCACAATGTCAAAGAACTCTTCTCTGTTGTTCCCAGTCTCCCTTCAAGGGCAGGCTCAAAGACCGGACTGGGTGCCGGATAACCGGCGGTTTGGTTTGACTTTAGTGAGGGTTATTTAGTTGCTTCATTTGTTATCGCTCGAAGAACAACAGAAGCAGCAGCCAGAGAATCTTTAACCTTTGCAAGTTTATCGGACTCATTTTGCCACCATTCTTTATACATATCAGTTGATTCTTTCTGTACCTTCACTTCATTCTTCAATGATTCATTTTCAGCACGTAGTTCCCCAATAATCATCTCATTCTCGATAGCTTTCGCTTTTAATTCAGCCTCGTTAGTGGTACTTTTATCAAGATTCATAGACAGTTCTTCTACTTTCTCAATAAGCTGTTCTTTGGTAAATTTTTGTAGTTCCATAATTTAAATATTTATTGGTTATTAATCTCCGACATAATGTGCACCGTAATGTGTGCTATTTGAGTTGTAGTAAGCGGAAGCGGGAATATTAAGGTTATTATATTCCTTGCTAGGTGTAGCTTTGGCAGCCTTGCTCATAGCCTCATGTCTTTCAGCTAAAAATTTATCAGTTCTTGATTTCACAGCTTCCGGTGAGAAACTTTCTTGGAGTTTTGCGAAGCTCCATGCAGATTTTAAACACTCTGAAAATGTTTTTCCACCCTTCTTGTAATTGCGGTGTGCAGACTTCATTATTTGTGATAAATTGTAGCTCATAATCGTTATTTTTTAATTGGTTTTATCAATCAATTTTTGTATGTTTGTATGATTGATTGATTTATGATGCAAATATATCCTCAAATGTGGATATATAAAAATTTAAAACCTATTTTATATCCTCATTTGTGGATATTTAACTTTTGATTGATTATGATAAACAGAATTAAAGAAGTAATAACCTATTCAGGGCTATCAGAGAGGGGATTTGCTATTAAGTGTGGATTAAAGCCCACAACTATTAATAATCAACTGATAGGAAAAAGAGAAATTAGCCTTGCAACAATAATAGCAATTTCATCCTCATTTGAGGAAATTTCCGCAGAATGGCTGTTAAGAGGAAAAGGTTCTATGCTTCTTCAAAAAGAAGAAACAGAACCAGGAATGGATAAATTGAAAAGTATAGTATATACCATCGCCAATTTACAAGATGAGATTAATGAAAAGACAGTGCTTACCCAACGGCTTTTGGAAGAAAATCAGAAATTAAAGGGTGAACTAGCTATGTTGAAGAATGAAAGAAATATAGGATAAGCCGTGAAAAGGACATATCATAGCATTTTAAGTATGCGCCAAATTGAAACAGTAGAGCCTAATTATTATATAGCTAACACTATAATTTAATTCATACATATGGCAAAAATAAAACAAGATAGAGAGCTTTTAAAAATTATAGATGACTATAAAACTTTCATTAATGCTGAAAAGAGAATTAATGCACCAATCATTGTTTCTGAACCTAAAGGAAATCATGGTACATCTCTTTATACTAAAAAACATCTTCACTCAGAGTTCCACTTCGGAAATACCTTCATGACTTGTGAAGTACGAAATGGAGATAAAACAGATTGTTCATTCCAGATAGTTTCGGATAAATTCAAAAAAGGAGTAGTTATCCGCTATGACAGTGGTGGAGGTACTCATAAAAACGAAGTTCCGTTTATACCTTTAGCTGAGCAAAGTGTTACAACTCCTCATTTTCACAAATATGATGATAATGGATATTTCTTAGCCTATAAAACAGACTTATTGAATAATCCCAAACAAGCTGAGCATTTATTTGACATTGACTTTGGTTTTCCTTACTTTTGCCAAGAAAGTGTGATCTACACTAATGATGAGCATGAATTACCTGAAATACAAGTATTTCGAGAAGGCTATCTTCCTTTCGAAAGAGAAGACAAAGACCCACTTGAAGGAATAAATTTTTAAGAGATGGAAAAACTTATTGAATATATCATCAAATCCTACAATTCTTTATGGAAAATAAAGAAACATGGAAATACTTTTGAGATCATAACACCGATAGCAACAACAAGTAATATCTTTGTTTCCGTCTTTTTAACTCGAAGAGGAGATGATTTTATTGTTACTGATGGTGGTTGGATAGACAGTGGTATGTATGAATGTGAAGCTAATTCTGATGACATATACTATTTCAAACTATTCCAGTATTATTTAGAAGATTATGAAATAGATATTTTAGAACATGCTGGCTATCATTACTATTATAAAAAAATAGAGAAAGCAGAGCTAGTACCAAATATAGTATACGACTTGTCCAGTTTCATTAATGCCGTAGTTAGTGCATCTTTTATCTCTTTTGAAGAAAAAAAGGAAAAAGAACAAATTGGTAGATTTAAAAGGAATGCCACTAATTTCATACATAACCTTGTAGATAAGGAACACTTAAAAACCAACTACTCTATACATGAAGGATTAGCAATTAAATTCAATGCTGTTGTTCTTCGAAATAATAGAATGACGCTTATTAATTACGTTACAGGTTCTAATGATACAAATTTCATATTAAGTTTAGGGCGTTCTAATTTGAATTATGATGCAGTAGATGCACATGCCATCAATAGCCGTATCAATCATAAAATAACTCTAATAGATGATACTACAAAATCTATTCAATCTCCTAAAATTGCTCCTTACTTAAAGTCTATTGAAACCAAATCAGGGCGTACGTATTTAAAATGGCATGAAAAATCCCATTTAAAAGAATTAGTGGAATAAATTACGCTTTATAAATAAAATATGATTCTTAAACAATGATACAAACTAGAAGTAAACACTATATATGGAACTAAAAGAATTTATAAAAGACACAGTTACTCAAATAGCAGATGCAGTAACAGAGTTAAATGGTGGAACATCAAAATATCCACTAACCATTAATCCTATTGGTGATATAGGGAAACAGGATTCAAATTACATAGAGATAGCGTCAAAACATTGTTATATCACAAATATTGAATTTAATCTGTCATTGACAACATCTGACAATAAAGGAAACAATACAAAAGTTGGTGTGTTTGCAAGCATTATAGGAGTAGGTGTATCTTCTAATGAAGATGCACAAAATGAATCTGTAAGCAGAATAAAGTTCTCCTTACCCATGCTTTTACCAAACAAGGAAGTTTAAAATTATTAAGGCAATTTTCCTTCTTTGATATATTTATATGTATAATCAGCCACATTAATGAAAGAACTGGTTCCATTCACTTTTGTGACATAACCAATGCAGCGTTCTCTTAAAGCTTGATCTTTTTTAAGTTCTCTACGAACTTTACGCACTCTCATCCATTTTTGGATGCTTCTAAAAAACATTTTCATAAACGCACTATTTTAGTTTGACAATGCGCAAATATAATATTTAAAGTAATATAAAACATGAAACTCAAAAATCTTGATAGTACATAAAACATCAAATGGTCGAATTATGGTCGAACCATAAAAAAAAGCAGGGCTATATAATTGATATACAGAATATACAACTAGATTTCCAAAAATGTGTCTAGTTTAGTTTTTGTGTTAATAGCTCCCTCGTCGGC